CGGACATCTTTCTAAACTACCAACATATATCATAAAATTCCAACGGAACGCTGAAAGATTAGATACAGAATGTTTTTAGTGCATCTTCTAAAGCCCCCTTTCGTGGCTTTTCTTCGGCAAATATAATATCACGAATTTTATTCATTTCGTCGTCATTTACCATAGTTTTACAAATATCTAGAAATTCTTTGCCTTTTAGTAAACATATAATGACCAATAAGCAAAAAGCACCGCATTCCGATGTCTTCCGTTGATGACGGATGTCATTGTAATAGATATTTGTACATCCCTGGTCTTTACAGCGTTTGAGAAGTCGCACAATTTCAGCTGGAGGCTTGTATCCATACGAATCGTAATAGTAGGCGTTACCCTTTTCCAGATCAATAAATGCGCATACCCAGTGTGAGCCCGGTTCATCGTGAGGGTCTAAGTTGAATATGATACCAATCTTGGTTTTTCCCTTCTGTGCCGATTCATTCAAATCAAGGCGACAGAGTTCGTTAACAATACACTTGCCCCACGCATTTTCGTCTTTGGCGTCAAAATCTATGGGGACGGGACCGATAAAATCAAAAAATGGAAACGCCTCTTCATACTGTTTCATCACATCCTCAATGTTGTAACTATCCAGCCAATCGGTGGGTTTACTATCCCATTTTTTCGGCTTTTCGGGCTTAAAATACTTTTTGAACTCACTCTTATCTTTGTCAGATAATCCAGGTATCTTCTTGACAGCGCAGAACTCGGTTTCGCATTTGTAGTGCGATTTCATATTTTCACGAAGTTGGTCCCAGAGAGGTATATTTGCTGTCTCCACTTTACCGGCGTTTTGTCGTCCATTTTTACGTGTCTTGCGTACACTTATTTTGTTCCGGGGATGCGTTTTGTTCCACGCACGAGTTAAGCGCTCTAAAGCATTAGGCGGTAAACAGGTCTCGCCATCCCGGCGATGTAAAGCAGGACTACACTGGAATGTTGACATCACAGGTGACTCCTTATAGTATAATTAGAAAAAGATGAACCATTGTAAATGGAGTCAGGCTCTTGTAGTATATCGGCAAATAAGAAATACCAAGCAGATCCTGTAATTAAGGATGTGTATTTTCGGCGTTTCTTTGTGCCACTCATTGTATCTATTTTGATATTATGTGGAATTTTAGTTATAATATCCACCCCGCCCGGCACCGGTATAAAGTGGGAGGGATTCGCAAACGCGTTTGGTGATACAGCTAAGGCAGTGGCAAAGGTAGGTGGTCGTCGGCGATAAAATAGGGATATAATAGAGTATGTCAGCTAATTTACCTTATTTTGTCTCCCTTGGTATTTGCGCAACGCTGATAATAATTGCGGGAATAACTTTTGGTACACTTATACCGAAGGATTCTTCGCAGAATACGAAGCTTCTAGCAATTGTGACTGTTTTTAGTTTTGTAGCATCGCTGATTGCCTACGCCCTTTCGCTGTACCATTTCAGCCACAATCCTACACAAATGATTCAGTTTATTTTGGCGATTGTGATGATTATTATACTGCCGTGTGCGCTTATTTCAGCAAGTATCTCCACAATTACTATAAGTAATATGCGGGACACGTTAGCGGCGGGAAGCGGTTAATAAGCACCGACCCCTACTCCGTCTAAACCCATCACTTCATCATATTTAGTAATGATGAAGCGATTGGATATTCCTTTGATGTTTATCGGTCCGGCGGGATCCGGTAAAACCAAAGAGCTCCGACGTATTATCGAAGAAGAAGCAAATGGTAAAATCACGTATCCGCTGGAAACTCGCACATTTACGGTTGGTGATAGTTATGAAGCCCGAGTTTTTACAAGTCCCTATCATTTTGAAATTGATATTCCGAATCTGTCTATGCAGGACAAGCAGATTATTGGCGATCTATTGACAAGTTTCTTCTCTAGTGGCGATGTGCTAAATAGCCTTAGGTCCTCCTCCCGTAAGTTGGTCGTGTTGCGCCGTGCGCATAGTCTTTCCTTAGCGGCAGCGATTCGCGTACGCGCCATTATTCAACAGTTTGTATTACCACCCGAAGCGGCTGGTATGCTCTGGCTTACTGCTAGAGAAATTACCGGTCCCTTAGCTCTTCTAGATGACGCATTTGTCAGATACCGTATGCCACGGATGTCATATCAGGACTGGAAAACCGTCGTTCCACTGCCTTTTGCCACACAAATCGCCTATGATAAGTGCGAAGGGCGACCAGAACGTATTGAGGAGATTCAGAAATATTTGCCAAATCAAGTGCCAAACCAGTGGCCAAGGCGTATTCAGGATTTCTACGACGAGATGATAGCATCACTCATTCAGAACGCACGGTCAAAAAGAAAGCCAGATTTGAAAGTGATTCAGTGGCTACGTAGTATTATTTATCAAGCGCTCAGTTTCTGTCAGACGGGTCCAGAGATTATTGATAGTTGCGCTGCAGCTATTCAGCGCCAACACACTCTCCTAGAGCCACATGTGTTCTGGTTGGCAATGAAGTCGCTGACGACCGCTGAGCCCCATACGTCGTACCGCACACCGCTTTCGCTAGAATCAGCAGTACTCTTTTTGTTTGAAACCGTGCGTACCAATTCAACACCACTACCGCAACAGCCACCGACGCATAAAAAAGACATACCAGTACAAAATGAGCTCATCGCAGAGCCAGAGCCAGAGCCAAAGCCCGACGGCAGAGTCGGCACTAGCCCTGCTCCAGTCAGTTCCACCACCGCCACTGAAACCGCAAAGGCAACCCCAGCCGTTAAGCAACCAAGAGTTCGACGAAGCAAAAAGGCAGATAGCTAGTGGATGGGAACAGCAGACTATTTTCTCTTTGTTAGAAAACCCAGCTACTAAAGGACTTAAGTATGAGCTTTGGCAGGGAAGTACACTATTTTTGATTAGTTCTGAGCCTAATAAATCTCAAGATGTAGCGCGAACGGTTGATGCTATTCTTAAATGGTTAGGTGCCGAACCAGGATTCAAGATTTATTTATGGTATCGTGATGACCCGAGACAACTTAAGGCAAATCAGTGGCCGACAAAAGCGCAGGTGAACGGAGGATGGACAATCGTTGGAACGCCAAATATTGTTATTTATCGTAAGGAAGAATGGGAACGGGTCCTTATACACGAAATGATTCACGGAATGAAATGGGATTGGAAGGTTGGAAAGACACCGGCACCGTGCTGGAAGATGAATAAGACCGATAAGATTAATCCGCATTTGTTTGAGGCGTGGACGGAGTTATATGCCGAATGGTTGGCGTGTGAATGGTACGGTAGATCGTGGACAAGACAACGTAAATGGCAGGACCTTCAGGCAACACAGCTTTTAGCACGTGCGACCCATAAATGGGAGGAAAATACAAGTGTATTTGCCTATTATGTGTTGAAAGCAGCCCTTGCCCCTCATTTTGAATTTCTATGGGTATTTGGCAATGGCAAGACACCAGAAGAGAAACAATACGTTATGTGCGGATTGGTAACGCCTGAATTGAACCGTTTACGTACACTTGCTAAATCAACTGTTCCGCAAGATATGAGTTTGCGGATGAGTGTGCCGGATGTACTTGACGGATTAGAACGATGAAAAAATTGAGACCCCTAATGCTGAAACGCTGATTCAGCACATCGAAACTACAAGAAACTCTAGACTTCCTAGAAATTCCTACTTTCCTACAATGGGTATCCGTGGACTTACAGGCTGGATACGATGGGCGGCACCGGTTGCGCTCAAAACGCCCGATTGGGCTTCTTTCGCCAATAAGCGTGTCGGCATTGACATTCTTGGCTTCCTTTACAAGGCAAAAACGAACAAAACGCATCCAATTACCTACATTGCCCATCTGATTGCGAAATGTAGGGAACACAATATTATTCCAGTGCCGGTCTTTGATGGAAAGCCACCGGACGAGAAGCGCGAGACTATTAAACAGCGCAATGAGGCGCGACTCAAGAACGACATGAAGCGTCAGCAGTTGACGACCGATATGGAGACCGTTGATATGACAAAGGAGCAACGGGATACGCTGACGAAGGAGATTGGCAGTCTTACGGCAAACTCGGTCTACGTGACGACCGACGAGCGGGACGAGGTAAAGCGTCTGCTCTACGCAGCAGGTGTTCTCTTTCTGAACGCCAACGGCGAAGCGGACAACGTTCTGGCGTATCTGATGCGTCGCGGTGAGCTGGACGCCGTGATGAGCAATGATATGGATCTCTTGGCACGTGGTGTCCATACGCTCCTTGTTCCTGAGCGTATGAGCGCTCCAGGTGATACAAGCGGCTGGATTTCTTATGAGCTAAGTGATATTCTACATCACGCTGGACTTACTTACCTACAATTCCTGGAAATGTGCGTCCTGATGGGATCGGACTACACAAACAAGGCGAAGTCATTGCCGTTCAAGCAGTCGTACTTTACTATCAAGTACAAGGGCAATCTTCACAAAGCCCTTGAGTCCATTCATATCAAGGACTTCTTTCCTTACGACAGGGCGATTGATATGCTGAATGGTCGCAATGAAACAGTTGATGATTTGATGAACGAGAAGCAGTGGTTGAAATGGTCTCTTTGGCTCAAGGGAAACACCGATACGATTACGACGGAAATTGCTTATCTTGAAACGCTACGTAAGGACCAGTTGAAAGATATGGATGCTACTGAGTTCAGCAAATTGTTTCAATCTGATATCTTAGTGTTGTAACTCATTGTGGCAGATGTGCGCATTACCATGTAAAATGTTCCGATGGTTAAAATAAATAAAATTAAAAAGAGTATTGCTGATAACAGTATATATGGAAAAATACGATTGATAATATGTGAAATAATCGGATCCAACACGGATTGAATACGAGCTTGATTTTCGGGAGACCGTAACAAAACCAGTACTTTATCGCCTATATGTTCTGCTAAATCACCATTTGCTTCTGTATAACGGTCACGGGATCCTGACGGACTATGTAACGTTCCAGCACTCATTGAGATGGGGTGCGGAACTATTTTTCAACGTACATCGCACTCCCAAACAGAACCAATGTTTGGAGTCCCGGAACGTCGTGCTGATGGCAACAACGTCCATTTCTATGTACCGGTGGCAAAGCCCGTCCGTCTAGGTGTACGATTACGAATGAGCAATAATACAGTCTTTCCCGAGCCGTCGGTACAGTCAAAGTTTAACGAGTTACAGAAAATTGTACTTGTAGAGCTTACAAAGACGGAGATACTTTTCAAGAATAAGCCGTCCTATGATTCGCTAGAGCGTATTACACCACAGTGGGGTGTTATTTACGATACCAATAATAAGCCACTGTGGAATAAGTATACGGAACAAGAATTCTTCTTTGATGTGAAGGAAGGGGCGTATACCAATGCTATTGTTGATTTGGAATTGATTGGTATTCTAATTACCCGGTCTACCATTTTACCAAAGTTTGCCGTGAAGTTTGTGGAGAAAGATACTCAGAACATGGTTATTGACTTTGATTGGCAGACTCCGGCTGTTCAGACGAAGGAAATTGAGGAAGTGGATGATCTTGAGGCAACGGATACAACCAACACCCTGACCTTGCGTAGCCCGGCATTAATAGCAAAAGAGAAGACTGACGCGAAAGAACAAGTTAAGGTCCTCTTCCGGACCGCCGACGAAGCAAGACAGAAAGCCCTAGCGGCGATGTCAAACTTTTTTGGAAAATACGAAGTGTCCGATGATGAGTCCCAATTTAGCGATTGGGTAACAGACGACGACGAATCAACAAACAGCGAGGCGTAAAAAAAATACAATCAAGGGAATTAGAGAAAATGTCTTCGCGCACACCACTCCTGGTCGGTCTGGCGGTCCTAGTCGCAGTAGGTCTATTTTATGTATTAGATCCCACCCTTGGTGGACTCTTGAAGCGCCGTCACTATCGTGAGGGATTCCAGAGTTCCGGCGCCGTTGTTGATACGTCTGGTCCCCAGTCTATGACGGGCACCGCTGCCAATGCTTTCCCCAACCCTGGACCAGTTGACCTTGCTCGTATTATGAATGCCCCCCAGAATGCTACTCCTCGTGGTACAACAGTGAGCCCCGACACCCCTGCGGGACCTACGCAGGAGGTGCGCGAGGGCTTCCAGGATACCCCGTCGCCGATGCCGTTTGCGGCGGCGTCTACGCCGTCTAACTGCTACCCCAAGAACCAGCTCGCGCCGCAGGAGCTCCTGCCAAATGACCCTAACTCGAAGTGGGCGCAGGTAAACCCGATGGGTGCGGGTGATATTGCCGGCAAGAACTTCTTGAACGCCGGTGCCCTTATCGGCGTCAACACGGTTGGACAATCTCTCCGTAACGCGTCTTGGGACCTCCGCTCGGAGCCGCCGAACCCGCAGGTGAACGTGAGCCCATGGCTCAACAGCACGATTGAGCCTGATGTCAACCGCCGTGTGCTCGAGATTGCGTAAGTATTCCACCACCCCTTTCCTTTTTGAAAAAGCTGAACATTGTTCATCTATTTCAAATTATGTATACAGCGCCGACGTAGAAATTATGATAGGCGGACCACCTTCACGCACCATTGCCTGATAGAACGAAATCGCATTTGTATACATTCCATCTCTATCCACAGAAGTGACAACAGTTGCCACTGCTACGCCACCACAAGGATGCCAATTTTGCCCAAGCACCGCTGACACCTTTGCTGTAAGGGCATCTGGCGTTTCCGCATATAGCACCATATACTCCATCACTATTGTTAGAAAGTACAGCACGTCATAAATCCTTTCAATTTTGAACCCCTAAAGTAAGGATATGAACGATTCCATCCTCCCTTGGGCTTTCATGGCGGGTGTAGTTGGTCTAGGCTACGCTGGACTTGCTATGAAGGATTCAAAGTATCCTGTAGCCCTTACCAAATCTACGATAGACGGAGAAATGTATCTTGTCCGTAATCTTCCCGATAAGCAAGATGCGGCTGACCGTCTTGCTCGTGTACGTGAACGGCTTCTCAAACTCCGTTCATACCTCAAAAACAAATATTATGATAAAAAGTTTGTAAAACAAATGATTGATAACTTTGATTGTTCGGCGCAACGATTTAGCGAATCTACACCCGATGCCCAGTATACGTCTTACTCGGTGAATAAGGGAGAGCAGATTTTTATGTGCTTACGGCAACGTGATGAGAAGGAACAACTTGTACAGGAGAATATTATTGTATTTGTTGCCCTACACGAAATGAGCCATGTGGGCACAAGCTCTATTGGACATACACCAGAGTTTTGGAATCACTTTGCTTGGTTGTTAGAACAGGCAGAAGCAACGGGTGTATATCAATATACCAATTTTGCGGCGCATCCCGTTGAATATTGTGGAGTTCATATTACAGATTCGCCGAAATATAAAGAAACGGTGGATGACGGTTTAAGAGAATAACCAGATAATTCAAAACACAAACCACAGTAGCAATGGACATAATAGAACCGTCCCGGTTGCCCTCATTGGGACCGCAACCTATTACGATACTGTCTCATTTGGATGAGACCCGTATCGTAGAACTTGATAAGACGAAGTTTTCAGCCGTCTTTCCGTTTGAAACGTTATTTAACTTGAAACAGCGTATTGCCCTTGCCCTGGGAACAACTCCACCAAACCAATTATTTATCGCCGTAGAAACATCACCGAATCATTTCAAACCGTTGGAGTTTAGTTGGCCTTTTCTCACACCAGAAGGAGTCGTGAATCCCCACGACCCGTCGGTCATAGGCATACCGGACCCGCGCCTTTATAAGGACGGTGCGAAGGAGCCCGTGTTTCCTACACTCTACAGTGGCGTCACCATAGAGACGTCAAATCTTTCTACCGCATCTCCTATTGTACACGTTTGGACGTTGGAATCACTTCTCCAGGCGGACCAGCCCCTTACAGAGCCGATATTTGAAGGATTTGTACGACTCTATTTTCCGCAACTCCGAGCTACACCTCAAACCTTAACTATGGACGCTGCCTCTTTACAAACTCTAAATGAATACCGTACATATATTGACGCACGTTTGGACCGGTTGGAACAGGGCATCACGTCACCTACTGTAACGGACGCCGAAATTCCTGAACTAAGCAAATTATATATTTACAAATCTATTTTACCGAAGGCACCAAACTACACAGCCTCGCTTCTAGAACTAAAATTCTACGAAATGTTACCGACGCCGTCAAAGCCGTTTATACGATTTTTTTCGGCAAAGGACCGTGTGCCGTCTATTATTAAGGTGGCAACAGGAAAGGACGGAAAACCATTTATTAGTAACGAAAAATTACTGGATAGTTTGATGGCGGATAAGCCGTCTACAGATATGGGTAGTATTATTCTTATTAAACGCCCTATATCTGACCCAAAAGTGCTAGGTATATGCTGGACAATACGTATTTACGAGGACGGTAGTGCGGAGATGTATATTGGAGCACCACGACGCGGAGTTCACGTATCCGCAGCGGTCACAAAGAAAGCGGAGGAAGTCCTTACGGATATGTTGAAGGGCACCCCGTGGGAAACACTAGATAAATCTCAGCTAAAGCTGTGCGAGTTGACGGCAGAATACGAATTTAATACGGCGCTAGAAGGACGTAAACCGAGTAAAGTGGAATTGGTGAATCGTGTGGATACATTTTCACCGCTGTTTTCGATTGATCCGCCGTTTGAGGGAGAAAACCCACCAGCTGCCTTAGTACTACGCTACAAGGGTGTTAGCAACTATGTACAGACAACGAATCCGGTTATGAACTATCTTACGCTATTATATCTCAATCGTGGAACTAAAACAGACGTGGATGTGCCGAAGGGCGCCTATATCAAGGCGCTGGTAAAGGAGTTTGGTATTTCGGCAACGGAGGCGGCGGCGGCGGAGGACGAGTGGTTACAACGCCATTCGGAGTACGTCATTATGTATAAGAGTGATAAGGGCGGTGATTTACGTATTAAGGATGTAGCGATTCGCGATGCTAAATGTAGCGCTAAAAATCCTCCGCAAAGTGAGGATGATACAACAATTGCGGCATACAATGTGGGCGCAGCTATACGAATCTATAACGACCATCCGAAATACCGTATTTTGATTACAGGATGCGAAACGCGTCGTGATTTGGAGCGTATGCTCACGCTGATGACCCTGTTTTTGTCAGAAAGCGCAGAATCCTTACAAGTAGCAAAAACTAAGGAAGTAATGGAGGCGGTAGTGGAGACGGAGGCAAATATAGTAAAGGAGTCAAGTCCTGAGCCACCGGCAGAGATGGAACAGGCGTTTGATATGGCACTTCTTGGTATGATAGAGGGCACTGAGGAAGAAGAGGAGGAAGAAACGGAGGAAGAAATGGAAGAAATGGAAGCGCCAAAAGCAGAGGCATCTCGCACCGTTGCAGCCCCCACTGCCTTAGCACCGAATGAAAAGGTAGAAAAGATTACGAAGGAATGGTATTTGAACAAACTCAAAAGCAGGGACCATGATTTATTTCAGTATACCGATACGAGCGAAGCACGTACAGTATTATATAGCCGACAGTGTCAGCCAGCGCGGACCCGTCAGCCGAATGTCCTTTCTAAGGAGGCTTATCGCCGTGCGAAGGAACTTTATGGCGACAGGGTGCGGTGGATAGAGGTTCCCTTATCTCCAAAAGTGGAGAAGGCGTATAAGTCGGTGGTCGGCACGGCGGTGGATCAGCGCAAGGGAACATCGGCTGAAATTTTTGAGAACGAGAAAATCGTATTAAATGCCGGATTTCCGCTCAAGGCGAACAAGAAGGGTCAAAAGAGTATTACAGAAACAGATAAGGCGTTCGCTAAATATAAGCCAGAGATTGACGAACTTATTAAGAAGCAAGAGACTGTACCGATATTTATTGTTACGCAGACGGGCACCGATGCGAAACATATGAATAATTACATTTGTACGGAATTTTGGTGTGTACGCGACGACCTGCCGATTCTGGAATCGGAGTTTATGGGAACAGTAGGATATGACGGAAAACCGAAAACGGCGAAATCTTGTCCGTTTTGTCGTGGAACTACGATAAGAAATAATATGGATCCGGCAATAGGCGAGACAGTATTACAGCGTCCTACATCTACGCCGACCTCGGGCAAAATCGCAAAATATTCGGGATTTTTGGACGATATTCATCATCCTGATAAGTTTGCTTTGCCTTGCTGTTTCTTAGAGTTAAAGCATTTGGCGCTACCGGATGAAGCTAGACCGGTGCCAAGGGAGACTTCGGCAGAAGAAAAAGAGGCAACGGCACCGCCTCCACCCCAGCCACAGCCTGAAGACGAAGACCTAGACCAAGACCAAGAAGCAGAGCCAGAGCCAGAAGCAGCACCTGCTCCCAAATCTGCCCCAAAGGATGTTGTAAATCGTAGCAAACCCTTTTCACCAGCCGGACGAACCTGGTATATTCCAAATCAAAACGTACTAGGTCGTATTAAATTGGACTGGTTTGAGCTGGAAAAGGGTGCGATTGCTGTTCCACCGGCATCGGTAAATAAATTTATAGGACAAAATCCTGACGATTTCCTCACTAAGAACCGCGGCGTGGAGCAGAAAGAAACAAATTCGCATTTATTGCCGTACAATAAGGAAGACCCGCGCCCAGCCCAGGCGTTCGTACGATACGGACTCGGTCACTCACAACGTGAACCAGGCAAAAACTTCTTTGCCCTACTTGCGTGGGCAAACTATGCCACAAACGAGTTGAAGGAGTACAAGGTGCGCGGTGACGACAATTTTATAATGTCAGATGACATGGTGAAGGCATATTTGGACGCCAAGCTAAGCGGGGCGCAAGAGCCGTTTGCGGCACGGGCGTTTGAACAGGCGAACTACGGAACGCTTATACACGAATTTGCCACGGCAAAAAGCATAGACGCCCCCACGGGCACCCTTCAGGCGTGGTGCCAAATGATGGGTCTGCTACCATCGGGCGGCGGTGAAATATCGGCACCGGCAAAGGCATTCTATTACGCCTGGCACCAATTCAAAGCCTACCTTGCCGATACGAAGGAGCCGAAAGAACTCAGACTCTGGGAGTCATTGTTAGCAGTCCCAGGATTATTTACAGAGCACGGTGTCTTGTTAGTACGTATTCGCGTCCCCAAAAATAAATCGGAGGAGCCAACACTCATATGCCCACAGTTTGGCATTTCTATTTATAATAAGACCTACCCGCCCCCATTTTTATTCCTAGTGGAGGATGAAGTGACGGGCAATTACGACCCCCTTGTATTATACAATGGCAAGTCACTGACAGAGAAGTTTATGTACGGTGTCCTGAATTTCGAGACTGCCGGTTCATTAGCTGAATTACCGGCAAAGATACGTGTACCGCTTCAGCAATTCGTAAAGGATTATGTTTCAGAGGAGGGATGTGGACGCTCTACTCCGCCTATTCATCCGTGGTTGCCGGTACGCGAGATGCCGTTCCGCCCTCCAAGTATTACGGACCTCAATAGTATCAAGGAACCTCAACTCATAACCGCCGAGACGAAACTCCTGCGTGACCGTAGCAACCGCCTAGTAGGACTCATTCAGGAACAGACGGATAAGACCAAGCTTTACATACCGTGTTTGGATGATGGATTGATATTACCGCAGTGCGCAAGTACATACGGCGAGGAGTCCCTTTTCCCCCCACCCTCCATAGAAACCGTGTACAATAATTATTTTAAGACACCTGAGGTCTGCGATAAAACGTCGGTGAAAGCGACGGGTCTACTTCCAAAAGCGCTACGTATCAACGAGGAAAACACGGAGTACATTGGCATAGATTTACTCTGTGGTATTACGATTCCATTAGCCCCGTTACCCAAAGATTCGTCGATACTTCAGAACCCCTGCTACGCCAAACTCTTAGAACAAAAGGTGCTAGTGCTCAAGAAGGGCGCGGAGCCGTGGATGTCGGATTTAGCGTTGATGTCGCCAACGGTGCCGATCAAATCCCTCAGCACGGCAACAAAGGAGGAGGAATTAGATGAGGCGTATCAGCATCTACGTATTACGTTGTCGGAATTTTTGGCGGGTAATTTTAAGGAAGCGGCGCAAAAAGAGAGCGGACTTAACCTGAAAAAGCAGATAGAAAAACTCCGCCTGGCACGGCGTCGTCTTCCATTGTTTGAACTCCAGCGTCGCCTTGATGCCCTGTTATATCCGTATGTGAATCAGTGGGTAAAACGGGATGATAGCCGACCGGCGGCTAAGCCGTCAGTGCTTCGCCGTGAGTGTACGCAGATTCAAAGCAAATCAGAGTGTATTGAGGGATGCTCTTGGTCCGAGGGTGCCCCACCCTTGAGACAGTGTCTTATTCATACAACCGCAACGGAGCGCTATAAGACGGTAGATCCGGTTCATTTGATGTCGGCACGATTGACGGACGAACTTTTACGTACATTTGGCAGGGCGGCAGAACTTCTAAAAGTTCCAGGTCACGATGTCAGCCGTTTGAAACCTCTACAGGGTAACGAGTTCCGTTACGAAAACAGTTCGCTATTGTTTTCGGCAGTGGGTCGCGGAACACAAATGCTGTATGATATTTTAGGATATAGTAAGCGACAACCGACCGATTATACTACAGGACTCACATATCCTGAGGAGGTTGGAATAGACGAGTTGGCAATTGAACTTCCAGAGGATTGGAAGGATAGTATTTATAGGATTGTAGTCAGTCCGTATTTATTTTCGGACCGCAAGGCGTTTTTGAATGAGACAATGAAGGTGGCGAAGTTTATCAAGGGGGACCAGACGTTCAATGGTACACATGAGGAGTGGATAAATTTAGCCAAGTCTATGAAACTCAATATATTGAAAACGCACTATAATTCAAATACGGGTAGAATAGAGGTGTCGTCGGCGGATGCGATTCTTGAGGCATCCCGCGAAAACCCTATCTATGTTATTTTGGACGTGAACGGAGTCCCTCTTCAGAACCGTAAGACGACGGGGTTTACTTTCCGTGAGGAGGAGTTACCTGCCAGTATCAAGATGGCACTGGATTGAAAAAATTGAGAGGGACCTAGGAGCCACACCAATTCGCACGTTTCCTGAAGATGCCTCCTAAAGTTGCTAAACCTACCTGTTCCGTTTGCTTTGATAAATTCAACCTGACGACCCGTGCTCTTACTACATGTCCGCATTGCGCAATTCAGATATGTCGTACTTGTTTCCAGACTTACTTACTTGGCGAGGCGGCTGATGTGCCTCGTTGTATCAATACAGATTGTAACCGTGGCTGGGAGCGTAATTTCCTAGATGGCGAGATGACCTCTACGTTTCGGCTGAAGACGTATAAGGAGCACCGTGAGAAGGTGTTGGCAGACCGTGAGAAGGCAAAGCTTCCTGCCACTCAGTCGGATGCGGCGGCAGTACGGGCGGCAACGGCGGCGCGGGTGGCAGCAGAGGAGCGTCTTGCCAAGGCGCGTGAAGAGTCGCGTCGCGTAAGTCGTGAGCTATCGGAGGCGTACGAAGTGCTTGGGCATATTGACCAGGTGATGACGACCTATGGTAGTCATCGGATGCCTGACCCTGATGCGACACCGGCGGCGGGGGCAGGGGTGCCGAAGCCAAAGGCGAAACCGGCAACCTTTATCAAGCCGTGCCCTGCTGAGGATTGTAAGGGGTTCCTGTCTACGGCGTGGAAGTGCGGACTGTGCGACAAGTACACATGCCCTGATTGCCACGACCTGAAGGGTGTCCTACGTGACGACCCAAATCATCACTGTGACCCTGACAAGGTGGCTACGGCGACTCTGCTCAAGGCGGAGGCAAAGTCGTGCCCGAAGTGCGGTGTCAGCATCTGTAAGATTGAGGGGTGCGACCAGATGTGGTGTACTCAGTGTAATACGGGCTTCAGTTGGCAGACGGGCAAGATGGACAACGGACCGGTTCACAACCCGCATTACTTTGAGTGGCTTGTGTCGCAGGGTCGTGATCCGACGGCGGCGATTCAGAACAACGGATGTGTGGCGGACCGCGATATTGTTCGTGCCCTGTCGGCAGGGAATGAGTGGCGCACGTTGAACAACTGCTATCTTGCCGAGGCTTGGCGCCTGGGGCGCGAGGCAGAAGACACGGCGCGGGTGGAGAATGAGAACAACGACGATAAGCTCCGTGTTATGCGTGTCAAGTTTATGTTGGGCGAACTCAGCGAGGTGGAGTGGCGGTACAATCTTCAGCGGTCAGAAAAGAGCACTCGCTTTGCCGTGGCAAAGGCGCAGGTGGCACAGGTCTTCTCAGGTGGAGCTCGTGAACTCATCTCGCAGATTCTTACGGACGGTCACGATAAGACGAAGATTCGGCAACAGGTTCAGGACCTGGTGAAGTACTGTAATGCGTGTTATGGTGACATTGAACGTCAGTTCAATCGCACCATTAAACCGATTAATGTGGAGTTTCGTATGCGTCAGCCAGAAGATGAACAGGCTAGGCAACAACGTGCGGCGGCGATGCTTGTTGCTGCTAACACAGTCCTTGCCAACGCCCAGATCCGAGCCCAAAACCTTGCGCAACGCTTAGGCACTTAGTAGACTACCTCGGGCATATCTTTAGGGTTTGTCATACAATATCCATTATTTCCACATACACCTTTTTCACCGCAGTCGGCATCGGAGTAGCAGGTAACGGCAATTTTTAGGGGAGCGTACCACGCCCAGGGGTAGCTCCAGCCGTACCACCCCCAACTATCGCCACTATCACCGCTACCTCTCCCGTTTAACGAACGCCAGGTACCCTGATTGGGACCTCCGTACCCACCGGGTCCAGTCCAACCACGCCCACCGTGACCGCCTCCGTGACCACCCCCGTGACCGTAGAACGCCTCACTGAGAACTCTATTATTTTTCTTATCATCTACACCAATACTACCAAAGTTGGATTCAATTGAGTCACCAAACCCCCCGTTAAATCCTACGTTAAATCCGCCTCCATAGAACGCCTCACTACAACTTGCCGTATCACCGCAGACACGGGGCGTATAGGGTAGGAGTGGTCCACGGCGTAAATGGCTTTGACGCAGCCAAAACGGTCTGCCTATAAGCGTAGTGCGTAAATGCGCAAATACCCCAAATGTACCCAGAGCCGATACAAATAAAAGTATGATAAGTAGTTTCCACAACTCCATTCTATTCAAGAGCTGTAAAAGAAAACTTGACCGTTATGGTTCCCCCGTCTGAAGCATTCATAACGCATGGTGGAGGCAACACCGCCTCCCCCTCATAATTTACATACATTTCCAAGTAATCAGTGTGTAACTGTGCTATCATATAGTACTGTTCAACATGAGTCTCCAAATGTAAGCGGACAGAGCCGTCCAAGTCGGGAACAGAGGATACAACTTTATACCCTTTCCACGACACCCCGTTAAAATCCCAGTTTAAGTACAACTTCTTGTACGACATTTATTTAGCATACGAAAAAATAATCATCATTAAAACATGTCTTTTAGTCATCCACAATGAGACAACCGGTATCAGGCTCTGGTGCCTCCTCTACTTCGGTAACAATCTCGGTCTCCTTCACCATATCCAGGACCACGGGTACCGGCGCATTCATCTGCTCAAGGCGATGTAACCACATTGCCTCCACCTCCGCATCCATCAGATTGAGTTTTACAATCTTAAACGACTTATTG